TACCGTCCACGATTCAAGGTCCGTTGTTAAGTTTAGAAGACGTAGTGTGGCCTAGTGAACCCGGCTGAGGACGATTTTATGAATCGTATCGAGTGGGAGGAGTCGGACGAGGATGAAGATGGCACGATTAGCATGACTCTAGTTGTGCTGTCTGATGATCCCGTTCAGCTAGCAAGGGTGCGACGCGCTTTTAGGTACGTAGTAGATGACACTATTCCAGAGCTTAGGAGCGTGTCGTCTATGAAGCCAGACAAGGAAAAATAAGATGCATAAGGGTAAACAGTGTTATCTCAATGCGCCGCCGAAAAAGTCGCGTATGGAGAAGAAAAAGCCTGCCAAGGGATATACAGCGAAAAGGAAGTAATACATAATAGACTACCTAATCAGGAGGATTTGGTAGCTTTATGGAAGATAACGTAAACAGCCCTTTGCATTACAACTCTGGCGACATCGAGTGCATCGACGCGATTAAAGCCAGCATGACTCTTGTCGAATACCGAGGCTACTTGAAGGGTAACGCCTTGAAGTACCTTTGGCGCTACCGCTACAAAGGCAAACCTGTAGAAGACCTAGCCAAATGCAACTGGTACTTGAGCAGGTTGCAGGAGGAAACCGCAAGTGACTCTTGCTGATCGGATGGCTGAGAAGTACGGGCCGTTTATGGATGTCTCCGAGCTTGCAGAGCTGTTACGTATCAAACGCACTACGCTCTACAACCAGATTTACAACGGCACGCTGGTACTTCCTCACATAAGAAGGGGGAAGCGATATCTCTTCCCCACGGATGATGTTGTGATGTACTTAAACGAAGCGCTCAGGCGTGGATCTTCGACAGCAGGCGATTGATAACTGCATTTAGATGGCCGTCGTGGGTAATCTCGACGGTGTCTTGCGCGCTCCGGCGGAACTTTTCTCCATACTTCGTGTACGCCGTGTCATAGATCGTGACACGGTACATGTTCTCTCCGCACCCTGGAACGTGGTGTATTTCAGCGTCTTGGTAAGCAGCAACGCGCCGTAGGCTGTCTTTCATTTTGCCGTAATTGTTCACTTCGCCCCCTAGGAATAGATACAAAAGTCAGCAATGGAGTTGGCTGCGTCTTTGAACTTTACGGCGTGGATGTCAAAGTCAGCCTTGAGGATAGGAGATCGGTAGTTGTCTTCGACAATTACGCATCGATCTTCTGCACCGATTATGAGCCAAGCTGGGAAGTTGAAGCTACGCATTTTTTCCAGCCACATTACCTGCTGCTTACTAAGGGTTGTATGCAGTTTAGTGGTGGCGCGTGCAGGTAGCTTCTTAATGTATTTGTACTCGACGAACAAAGCGTTGGCGGGGCCCACGTAAAAAGAATCGGGAACCCCGCCAGCGTAAGTGTCGTGTATCTTCCACCGGAAAAGTTCCGATGGAAGATACCCGTGCACAGCTCTAATGAAACTGTGCTCGTTCAAGCTGTCTTACCGCTTAGCGTGGTGCTCATAGACAGACTTTGCGTACTCGTAGTCATCATCCGTGACCCAACCAACCCAGTCGACGTCCAAGTTCATGAACTGAGCGCCTGCTTTGTTGGTTACCGACACCGATGATAACTTCCAGAGACCCGAGAAGCGATCCCCGCCTTTCAAGCCGATCTGGCTATTCCACCCACGAGACACGCGCAGCTTAGAGCTGGAGAAGTCCATGATTACCGGCGTACGGTCGAGCTCACCGGTCTCAGGATCTTTGATCAGCAGGATGTGAGCGTGGGTCTCGGTAATGTCGTAGTCAGCAGGCTTGTCCTGCTGGTTGATCGCGTCCTGTGCGTCCTCGTAGCTAGCGAAAGCACCGAGGAGACCGCCACCTGCATCACGCTTACGCCACACAACATGCTCGTGCTTGAAGAGCAGGCTGATGACGTACAGCTCTTCGCCGTAGATGTGGCTCGTGAGGCTGTTGATGAAGTGGCCAGGCTCGGCGCCGGCAACATGTTTCTCGCTGTACTTGTCGACTTCGTCAGACATCTTCTGAAGCAGCTTGATACGCGGGATGGTTACGTTGTTTCCGACGTTCTCGTTACCAAGGCCAGAGCCTTGCTGTACGTGAGCGGGGAGTTCGTTGGCTACGAGTGCTAGTGCTTTAGACATTGTCAGTCCTTAATTAAAGAGAGCGAAAGTTAATTTTACGAACGGTGCGAGGTGCAAGCCCGGGCACTCCTTGCCCGAGCTTGAGCAACTCTTTATAGGCGGTCGAGCTGATCCGCCTATGCATGAGGCTAAAGTCCCCCGTCTGAATCACATGATCGTAGACTTGGTCCCAATCCGTGACCTCGGGGACTGTATCCTCATTGATCGACACAGAGGCAATTTGGTTAGCGGTCCTGCTTAACCCCTCTGCGTCCATCTTCTTGAGGAGCTGCACATCGATTTCGTCTTGTGCAGCTCGCAATTCTTTGAGCTCTTTGTTGAGCGTGTCCTGCTGCTCTTTAAGCTGCGCGCGCTTCTCGATCAGATCGTTGATGTTCATTTGTTCAATCATGATGCGTCTCTGTATTCAGAAAGTGTGGATAGGACACTCAGGAGTTCTTCCATGCGTCCCAGCTTGCCATCAAGGCGCTCATAGACGTCCTGCTCCCAAGTGTGCTCAGCAGCGATACGGATGACTTCCGTGCGCTGTGTTTGGCCTGCGCGGTAAATACGTCGGTTGAACTGTTGGTAGTGTTCGGCGTTGTACGTGGGACTTGCCCAGATGATGGTTGTTGCTTTGGTAAGCGTTAGGCCGTGGCCAGCTGATTGTGGATGTGCGAACACCACCTTAAGCTGGCCAGCCTGCATGCGGTCGACGATGTCTTTGCGTCGGCTTGCCGGCGTTTCGCCGTCAATGACTGCGTAGCTGATGCCTAACTTGTTAGCTAGCTTGGTCATGTACTCACGCTCGTGGCGCCAGTTGAAGGCTACAAGTGAGTGCTTGCGCTCGTCAACGAGCTGCATGACTAGGTTGTAGCGTTCTTCGTGGACACCCTGTGCATTACCGGCTTCGTCGTATACAGCGCCTGTGCACAGCTGGAGAAGCTTCTTTACCTTAGCCCCGGCGTGGATAGCGCTGATTACTGCGCCGTTGGCAAGCAGCACAGAGTCTTCGGCAAGCTCTTTGTACTTGTCGAGAATCAGCTTGGGCAGCTGAACCGTGCGCATGCTGACGACTTGCTCAGGCATGTCGATGCATTCTTCGAGAGCGTAGCGGATGTTGATGTCGTGCAACGCTGCAGCAACGATGTCCTGCGCATCGGGCTTGTCGGTCCACTCGTTAGCAAAACCGTTGAAGCGGCTGGTGCATACGTTGGCACGGAAACTATAAAAACGGTGCCCGAGCCGTTGTCCGTCGTCCACGATCAACGTCGGGTGCCAAATGTCTAAGATGGTGTTGCTGTTGGGCGTACCGGACATAGCGATACGTTTGTCAAAATACTTAGCAAGTTTAAGCGCTGCTTTGCTGCGCTGGCTGTCTTTGTTCTTGAATGCTGTGAACTCATCAATGCACAACGTATCAAAGCCCGTGAGCACTGATTCGTTCTTCACGATCCATTTCACTGCGTCGTGGTTAGTGATGACCACGTCGGTGTCGGCTGCAAAAGCTTTAGCGCGGTTCTTAGCGTGGGCAACTGAGTAGGTCAGCTGCGGCGCGAACTTGGCAATGTCGTCGCCCCAGGACGCTTCTAAGATAGACAGCGGCGCAAGGACAAGCATGCGGCCAGTCTTGTTAGCAGCGTAGGCGTCAATGACCGAGCGGGTTTTGCCAGTACCAGGGTCGGAAGTGATTAAGCATCGGTCGTTTTGTAGTATGAATTTTGATGTTGTTTCTTGATGTTCAAACGGTTTTGGGATCATACATTGCTCTTTTGTTGTTTGAGTAAAGCTCCGTTGCCGCCCGTTGGTGGAGCCACGCCAAGGCTGGGGCAGGTGACCAGGCCTAGAGGGAGAGAGGAGAAGGCCACCTGTGGACGTATACTTCACTGATGCCCATAGTAGTACGTGATTGCTCAGTGTTCAAGGAAAAATACTGGGTTTTCACTTCCCCAGCAGTATGCGCAACTGGCGCAGGACTTAGTCTTACCTAACTGCTCTGGGCAAACGATACCGTTGTCAGGAATGAACTCCTCCTGCACCACGTGGGCAGAGAACGGGACGTCTGCGTTGGAGAACCGTATGCGCCACCTAGTTTTGTAGCTTTCGTTCAAGCTGTTGATCATCTTACCGATCGACGTCCACGGCTTGTGGTGCGTGTAGCCGAAGACGTGCAACCCAGGATGCTCGCTCATAAAGTGGCGCCATGCAGTTACGTAGCTCCGGCTGTAGAAGTCTCCCAGTACGTGAAGACGAACCACAAAGTGCCAGTGTTTGGCGTCGAGCTCCCTTAGGTCAGCGGCGAGGTGGTCTATGAACTGTGGATTGTTGACATTGAACCGGTGAGCAAAGGGCATGTTGTTGCCGTAGCAGGTGTCCCATTGATCGCAATCAGCGGGACACGTTGCGCGTTCTTCTAGCGTTAGGCTGTATAGCGGGTACCCTTTCCACGCGCCTTTGGTTACTACGCCGCCTAGTTTTTTGTTGTTTCTTCCCGACTTGAGCATGTTCGCTGTCGGCGGTTTCACACTCTTTTTGAACCGCGTTGCGGCGGGGAGGGTTACCACCTTCAGTCTTGGCGATGTCATCAAGGATCTCCTGCTTGATATCTGCTGTTTCTGTTCGGCCGTAGCTTTTTGCTAGACGGATGTCATTCTTCTTCAGCTTGTACGTGGTCCACGTTGCGGCTTCTTCCGGGTCTGTTGCTAGGCTGTACTCGATTTCTTCGTCGCCCTTCAGGTAGATCATCTTCATCTTTGGTCTCCAGTGGTGCGAAAAACAAGAGAAGCTCGATGGCTGTTATGAGTTTCCATATAAACGACATTTACCCCCCTATAAATAAAAAAGCCCCACCGAAGTGGGGCTGCCGGAAAGCAACGGGCGAGAAGATTCCGGCGAAACTAGTTTACACCCCATTTGCACTCGGGAAACTCTCCTTTGCGGTAAGAGCACCAGCGGCAAGAGTCTTTGCTGGGGGTAGGTGGGAAATCCTCTGCAGTTGTCATAGCAATTGCTCGCTGGTGAAAGCCAGGAGCAAAATGCATAGCTTGATCTCTGGTAAAGCCTTTCTTGGTAGTTTCGCCGTGGTCTAGGTACCAGAGTTCAGTCTGCACAAACTGCAAATGGGGGTACCGGAAGAAGGTAGCGATGGCGTAGAGCAAACACTGCTGAGAGTGTTGGATTTCGTTGCCGTACTTCTTACCGGTTTTGTAGTCGATTACTCGTGCGCTCTGCTCGTCTTCGTGAACAAGAGCGTCCAGCTTGATACGCGCCCAAGTCGTGGGGGCCATCCAACCTACAGGTTCCCAGTCGAGGCTAAAGCCCCACTCACCTTCGAGCTCTACCTTGGCTTCGTTGAAGAGCGCACGGAGCTGGTCGAACTCGTCTTCGAACTTACGTAGCGTATCAGGGAGCTCACCTAGTTCGCCTTTGACGAAGTCTTCGGCTTGTTGGTGGATCTGAGTACCACGTTCAGCAGCAGGGCCTGAAGGCTCTGGGATGCGCTTCACGCGCTGAATGAAAGAGCGATAAGGACACTCTTCATAAACCTTGAGGGCCGAGTAAGACCAAGCCGGGATGGGCCCGAGCTTGTCTGGTTTGGCCATGGCAGCAGCTTGATCCGGACGCTTATTCTGAATGAGTGGTTTCACGAATAACCCTTATTAGCTATGGTTACTACAGTATAGCTAAGAGTTCTTATTCTGCAAAAGCACTTGGTCGTTCGGCTCAAAATAATTGTTGATCAGGTGCTGCAGCTCAAGGTCGTTAGTGGTCCACTCTACGTTGACGCCTTTTACGGGGTTCACTTCTCTGCCGGCACCAGGGATACGCCGACGGGTGTACTCAATGTTGTTGCGACTCAGCTGCTTGCTGAATTCCCGCTGGGAAAAACGGGGGTTTTGTTCAGTCTGAACGTGGTAAACCGTACGCAGATGCTCTGCTGGGATGATGGAGTACCCTCGTTCGTTCTTAGCGTCGGCTATCCAGCCTTTGACGAAACGCTGTGCAGTACTGATTTCGCCAGCCTGCATAACGTTAGACGGAGTAATGTCGAGGATGTCAGCGAAGAAGCTGACGTCGCCTTTGCTGATGGCCTGACAGAACTCCTCAAAGACCGACATAGACACGTGCCGCATCTGATCCTTAGCGGTGTTGTCGATGCAGACGCGTACAAGACGCTCGTCAACTTTGAACACCTGAAGGTGACCAGCGAACTTGTAGAGCTCGTCTTCGATGCGGTCGATGTTAGCGATAACATCAGGGTGAACGTCGTCTAGCTTCCGTTCCTGGCGAGGCGGGATGTTATAGCGCCGATCGCCCTGCTCAATTTTGATAGCGTCAGGGCGGTTGGTTAGGAAGATGTAGTTCGTGTAGCTAGGCAGCTCGTTCTGGTTGCTGCGCATAGCACGGATCGTGATGGTGTCTTCTGTGATCTGGTTCTTGAGCTTGTCAGCCATGTTCACTGTGCCACGGCTAGCCGAAGCCATGTGGAACTCATCGACGATCAGAAATAGCGCTTGCCGCATGTACAGGTTGTACTGCTCTTCGATGTTCTGCAGCGCGCGCATGGGTACGTGCTCATGGCCAAACAGCGGTCGTAAAACTTTGCTGTAGAAGAGGCCTTTGCCCGTCCCTGGTACGCCCCCAAGAACCCAAGCGGTCTTTGCTTTGCGCTTGGTCTGGTAGATGTACGCGAGCCAATTGATGAAACGCTCAAACTCTTCTGCTCCGTCACCAAGAATGTGCTTGGTGAGCTTGTAGATCATCGGGCAGTCGATTTGAAGGTTAAGTGCTTCGCCAAACGATAACGGAACGGGCGGCTTCTTTGCCTCCATGACGTACTTAGTCCGTCGGTACATGTTGACGAAGTAGGGCATGGTTGTGAG